TTATCATGGCTGAGGAATGGGTATGATATCTGTTATGATAACCTTTTCTGAAGTAAGATTCCAATAGTTTTGGATTTCCTTCAAGGCATTAATCATATGTAGATGTTCTGGTATAAGTTCCTCTCCAGGATATCTGAGGTAATCTCTTATTTGTTCTGTTCGATAATTGATGGTAAAGGCTTGAGTATCCTTTAGTATTTCACGTACATGCGTTTGTCCGATATTATTTACCTGTATATTATCGAATATTTGATATGAGATTAGAAATTTACCTTGGGTTAGCATATATCTCCATTATTTGTTCATATTTATCCGTGCTAGTAAAAGTATCAAGGAAATAGTTATATTCCTTCTCATTAGTATGGAATGGATGCTTGTGCAATTCATATTTGCAATAATGTTCCCATGGATTGCCTGGTATGAATGTATCTAAGTTAGGCCCAGAGGAATTAAGGAATAGGACTAAGATAAGCCCTAGTCCCATGTAATATAATGCTGTTCTCATAATTCGTTACAGATTAGTTCTATGTCAGTTAATTGATTCATGTATTCCTCTTCTGAGGATATGTCTAGGGATTTACATACTATGTAATGACCGTACATTGATATGCCAGATTCATAGCCTTGGTCATCGTTTAGGAAGTTAGCTAAGCCTTTCCTATTGATTTCGATTACAGGATAGGGAGGTTCTCCATTGGTTGCTTCCTTATCGAAAGTAGCAAAGTCATAAGTATCTGTATTATCGGTCATGGTAGCAAATATTTCGATTAGCCAGGTAAAGTCCTCTAAGGGTACTTTGTCTAGCCATTCCCATCCGATTGGGTATTCGTTTATTGTTATGATTGGTTCCATATTATAGTTCTTTTAAAATTGCTGTTTTAAATCCGTTTGCTGTAAGTTCTTGAGTCTCTATGTGTACAAGTTCAAAGTAATTCTCTATGTCTTGGATAGTTTTGAAATGTAATGGTACATGATCTTTATCGGCATCATAACCATATTCGTTTTCCACTTGGTCTACCAGTTCTTGGTAAGCTTTACCTGGATGCTCTTCCAAGGAATGGAAAATTCCTTGGATATAAGAGCCTTCTATGATTACTAGGGTTGTTATTGTTAGTTTCATGACATTAGAATTCTAAGTTAAATAATTGAATGGTAAGCATACTTGGGAATTTCCCTCCTTCGTAATGAATATTAGAAGTATTGGAGTAATTGTAGAAATCATCCTTTAGTGATATCTTAAGAATATCCAATAGCAATGGATATAACTTGTACTGGTTAGCATTTAGCCATTCGTTATATTCTTGGATATCGAATTCTGAAGTAAAAGTAGCAGAGAGTTGGATAAAAGGTTTATCCAAAGAATCTGGGTTATAGATATTTGTCTTAAGCCAAACCTTGGAAAGCATGTGGGATTCCTTTTGCATTAGGTTGACTGAACCAGTATTTTGCCATTGTTCGTATTGGTAAATTGTGATACCGGTTTTAAGGGCTGTTGTAATGTTGTTCAAGTTCATGACTGCCTAAATTTTAAATGAATAATATATTTCTTTTCTCTGATGCAAATTTAATACTTTATTTTTAAATATGCAATATCCCAGAATACTTAGCTGAGGCTTCTATTGGGTATCTGATAGAGCCTTTTCTGAATAAGGAAGAGGCCATTTATGGATTTTACATATTTCGCATCCTTACGAAAAGCATCTGGGTTCTTTTTCTTGAATTGATGCCACCAATCATCATATTCATCAAGGGTTTTGAATACCTTGTTTAAATCCTTAGTGGGACCTGTTAATTGAATGGTCTTAGGCCATACTTTAACATCTATTCTCTTACCTTCATCGAAATATATACGAGAGGGTATAATTACTTCATCTGGACCTGGGTATGGAGTTGTGCTCATAATTTCGTTATTGTAAAAGTTATGTAATTGTCTTTAGTTATCACAAATGTAATGATAGCATTACCTTGTATTGAAATAGATAGAGATTCAGGAGTATCTGCTAATATGTAGTAACTTAAGAAGTTAGCTCTAAGCAAATTAGTAAGTACTTCCCTTAGTCTGAACAAGGTACAATTATCAGGATTACCATAAATTACTGATTGAAGGTATTGGTCCTGATGATTAAGATGGTACCATCTTAATCTAGCCAAGTTTAGTTTCTCGGCTAGATCAAATTGTACGATATTTAAAAGTCTTCTTATGGGTGTCATACTGTAAATGTGATTTGCATTATGTTTGAAGATATTCTGTTGATAGATTTGATATTAGCTTCTCCATCGGTAAAGTTCATGGCAAAGCTTACCAGAGCATCTGCAGCACCGTTAGAAGTATCAGGAGTTTGAAATAAGAAAGAGTATATTGCAAATCCGTCCTGTTTAGATATCATTGCAGATAATGCTAAGCATTGGTTTTCAACGTAGGCATTAACTAATAGATTCATTAGATTGTTGCTGTAATCTAGGATTTCCTCTAAGTCTAAGGAAAATAATTCCTGGATTTGAAGACCTAAGTTAGTTACTAACTTGTCTAGATGTTGTGTGGTTTGGAAGGTTTCAATATTTTTCATAAGTCTAAATTTTAAAAATGTTATTGATTTCTTTTTTCTGATACAAATATAATTACTTTAAATTATATATGCAAATTCTGGAATACTAAGCTGAGGATGTGTGTAAACGCTAAGAAAGGCAGATGATTAGTCTGCCTTTCGAATTTATACTCTGTATCGGATTAAATTCCATTTATCGTTTACTAGCCTGAATATCCAGAGATAATGGTTAGTGAACTCTAATAGCTTACTGTATTCAGAGGTTTCAAATACCAAAAGATCTGAGTTCTTTTCTAGGATATTGAAATGGATAGTTTTATTAGTACCCTTTCGAAGGATTTCTCTGAGATCCTTCTTTAGAGTATCATCCGAAATGAACATATTATATTGTTCTCCCATATAATCCAGATATTTATCCCTGATATCTGGATATATTCTAGACTGGCTTACGTTAAATTGTTTCGTTTTCATCTTGATTTTCTTGATTTATGTTACGTTCGATAATGTTTTGAATACATATTCTTCTGCCCTCTTCTTCTGTCTGGTCCAAGATATAAGTAAGAGAATGAGTAAGGAATAACATATCTGTATCATAATTCCTTTTGAATACTAATAATTCGAATTCCTTTAACCAATTATGTTGCATCAATTCCAGTATCTCCTCTAAACCAACATGGTCCGTATCCATATATCCTTGGCATTTATACCAGATATCTGTAAAGACTCCAGTAATATATTCTGGTATCTTGAATCTATCAGATACTTCATGGGCTGGAACTAAATCCTTAGCAGCTTGGTATTTTTCTTTGGTTATTACCATGTCTGATTTCCCTGATAGCTTTCTACTGGTGTTAACTATGAGTGGTACCTTGTAGTATAATAGGTAAGGTTCTTTGTCATATACCCAATATCTGTTTTTATATTCCTGATAGATTAGTACATAGGGTTTATCTGAATACATACCAAAGAGTCTCATATAAGCCGATAGGTAATTCTC